ACAAGGATTAGTGGGATATCGTGTTGAATATTTAGATGCTAATAAGAAAAAAGTACCTAATTTTTATAGAGTGGTAACATCATCATTCTTCTGTCAACCGGTGGTTTCTAATTTAAATAATGGTACAGACAAGGCGGTTAGATATCAATATACTGATCAAACAACCAATTTAGTATTCTTAACTATAACACCGTCATCTGCACCATCAAGTAGACCAAATGTGGTTCCTTTTATTGGTCAACCGGGTCAAAGTATCATATTAACAAACACTTATTTTAATCCAACAACAATTGAGGTTGAAATGGTTGAACATGATGCAAGTACATTAGCACACGCATTGTATGGTAATCAAACTAAGGCGGTTAGTCAAGGTATATACACCATATATGATAATAATAACGATAACGCAATATACAAACAATATAACTTGTATGAAGTTAAAGACCAATTCAATGAAACTCTATATGAAGTTAGAGAAGAAAGAGATATCATTGATGAAAGTTTAGACTTTAACAACATTACCGAATAATGGCGAAATATACAAAGGTACCAAGCCAAGCGGCTAATGGGTTACAAACATTTAGTGATAGTTTAGTCGGTACACAAATTACCGATGGTAGTAGTCAATTGACTAACACTAATTTTGCCATTGATAGAGTTATACCTGAGAAAGACAGTAAAAATTTTAAAACATCTCCATTCTCTGATTTTTTAACTTTAGATTCATTAAAAGAAGAAACAAGTGCAGTAACAACACAAGATGGTATTTCGGAAAAAAAGGAAAAGATTAAATTTAGAGGTGGTAGAGACGATGCAGGTAAATCTTTATACGGTTCATTAAAAGAAAGGTTAAATGTTTCAATAGGTAAGATAGTAAAGAAATTTCCAGCGGCATTATATGTTGATGGAACAATACCTGTTAGAACTTCCGAATATACCGCACAAAATATTACATACGATACACTAACTCAAACAACAGTATTTGAGGTTGAAAAATCTGGAATTTACAATCCATTTGACATTGTATTAATAGAACCACAAAGTTTAACATTACCTGAAACTGATAACGAATTTAGAAATTTCTTTTCTACGTTCAGAAAATATGTAATAGATTATAGTGGTAAAACATATAACATATTATCATATACCGAACCAACAACTGACGGTAATTTAATAATTAAAGTAAGTGGTAAACCATTTGGTACAAATACAGATATTACTGATAATTTTTTAATCAGACCAAATAATGGAGTAACTGAAGAGTTCTTTAACAATTTGGATGATTTAGAGGAATTATTACTTAATAGAGAATCTAACCCAATATACGAAGCTAGCTTCAAAGTACCGAGAGATAGTTCAGATGGAAATGCAACTGATATTGTATCAATTGAAATTGTATGGCCATTGGCACTTGATGGATGGAATTTACAAACAATTGGTGCGGATTTTGAAGATTATATTACTAAGTTAAGTGACGTTGCTGACGAGATAGATGATTATAAATCTAACTTAGTGGTTAGATTTTTGGCATCACCACAGTTATTTGAATTTGATACAAATAACAAAAAGAGTGAGAGTGTTTTTCAATTATATGGACAAAGTTTTGATAGAGTAAAAAAATACATAGATAACATTGCCTTTATGAGACATGTTAGTTATGACGGTATCAACAACGTACCAGATATTCTATTAAAAAATCTTTCACAAACTTTAGGTTTAAATACAACAAATTTATTTGACCAAAAAAGTTTAGAGGAAACAACCTACAATAGAGAAGATAGTGTATATGCTGGATTAGCGGTTGGTAAAACTTTAATCGATGCAGAATATGAATTCTATAGAAGATTATTAGTTAATCTTTCTTACATTTATAAATCAAAAGGTACAAGAAGTTCAATTGAATTTTTCTTAAAATTCTTAGGTGCACCTGAACCAATGATTAAAATAAACGAATATGTTTATGATGTTAAGACGTTACCAACAAGCGATGTACAAGATGACCTATATAATTTAATTCAGGGTACAAAGGTAAATGTTGTTATTACTGGTTATACAAACGGAGTATATCTTACAGGTACAACAACAGGAACTACGGTATTAACAAGAGATGAGTACCCAATTGATAGTAACGGTTTACCAAGAAAAGTAACAAATTCTACTGAGGATATATTTTTCCAAAAAGGTTCTGGTTGGAATGATTTAACGTTAGATCATAGGTCCCCCGATGTTTTGGATATTGAGAATTCAATCACAGAAAATGTTAGAGTAAAAACTATTAAAACAAAACCTAAAGATTATACATACGGAGAGGATTATTTTAATTACTTTAGAACATTATCTGGTTTAGATTATGGATTTACATTAGAACCAAGAATAGATAACGTAAAAGTTAGTGTGGTTGAAAGCGAAACAGATTCCAAATTAATATTAAATAGAAAAAATATTGGAGTTTATTTATCACCGGCTCAATGTATTGAATATGACATTTACAGACAATCGAGAGATTTAAATTTAACATTTGGTAATTTAACACCACAAAATAATTTAACATTTGAAGAGTATTTGAATGATGCAATGAATCAAGTTGTAACAGATTCAAACTCTGCAAAATATTATAAATCATATTATTCATTAGAAACGACGTATAATGAATACATTACTGAACCATCAATTACACCATACGATTTCAATACTGTAAATCAGTTTGTAAATGAAATGAGTCCTTATTGGGTTGATATTGTAGAACAATTTATACCATCATCAACATTATGGACCGGAGGTAATTTAATTGAGAATAACACATTTAATAGATCAAAATACACATATCTTAAACCACGATATGGTGTAACATCAAATGTAAGTTATAATAGTGACAGTTATCAATGTGATAGTTATACATATATTACACCACTAACACCAACACCGAGTTTTACCCCATCACCGACACCAACAATAACACCAACACCAACAATAACACCAGTTGCATGTAATTTTACAGCAACATTCGTCGAAGTATAAAATAAAATTAATAGATATATAATATGAGTTTTTTAAATACAAGTTATTCAGCAACAGTCGCAGCAAGACTAACCCAAAAGGGTAGAAATTCTATTGCTAAAGGTGATTTTTTAATTAGCTATTTTGCAATTGGAGATTCTGAATATAATTACGCAGGAACAACAACCCAAGGAGTTTTTGCTCCGTTAGATAAAGATACACATGTAAAATATCCATTAAAATATACAAATGATGATTTGGTTAACACAACTGTTTATGGTATACCTGTAGATGATTATCTTAGAACAACATGTAGTAACGTAATGTCAGCTGACAGTGAATGGACATTGAATGTTGTGTGGGATACAACACCAATAGGTTTAGGTCCATCAGACAGACCATTGACAGGATATCAGAGTAACAAATACACCGGAACAAAAGAATTTTTAGGTTACACTTCATCTGACGGTCAAACATCTAACACTGGAACCACAATTGTTAATACAATGGGAGAAAGTGTTATAGTGAGCCCTGAAGAACAAAAATGTATAGCATTAGTACACTTTTCAAAAAACGGCATATCAAATGATCCGTATAGATTTTTCAAATATGATGATTACATTAGTACAAGTACAAACGTAACATCACCAAATACAAGTTCGGATGAAGATTATTTTGAATTAACACTACCTTCGATTTATTATCATAGAAACCATAGCGGTACCGCAGGTGCAACATTCTATATGGGTTCTACAACAAAACAAGTAGTTTCAAATTATAACTCTAAATTAATTTTAGATTATCGAGATTTAATAGATGAGAACGGTAATAGAGTTGGTAAAATATTCCATAATAATAAAACAATTGTAATTGATGATGAAGAATTAGTTGCAGTTTTAGATAGTAAATCTGAAAGAAACTACACACTAACCGCACCTAAAGTTAGTTCAATTGTTACTAACAACGATGCACTAACAGAATTAGTTACAGGAACAACACTTTGGGTTACATACATGTTGACCAATAATACAACAGGTGGTTTACCATGTAATTATTTTGCAAAAGTAACAGGTACTACTAATCCAGTAAATGTAACTGTTAAATTTAATAGTAACGAATTTACAAATTTAAATAGTGAATACACTGCGAATAAATTCTACATCTTATACCAATTAACAAATGATGTTAATGGAGTAAGTGTACCACCAAGTTCAGGTAGTACTTGGAGTATTATGGACTTTACAAGTGAAGCTGGTACATCTTTAAGTAATTTAAAAACTGGACACACATTTACAATAAATGAAACAAAATATCAGGCGGCTAGTACATTTACATTATCTACATATACAGGTGAAAACTACGCTTTAACTTCAGGACCATATTTTGGTGATGAAACCACATATCCGGGTACGGTTAGTGTTGTAAGATCGACAGATATTGAAGAAATGAAATTCTTAGTTAATTTACCATCAGGTAAATTTACCGCATCACAAAACCCAACATATACTTCAGGTAATGCAAGAATAACTGAAGTTGCATTATTAAATTCAAATAAAGAGGCTTTAGTAATGGGTAAATTGGCTACTCCACTTGAAAGAAATGGAGGTGCTCAAGTTATTTCAATAAAACTTGATTTCTAAAGCTTTACATTTCTAAAAATATTCATTATATATTGTTATATGAGTATAGATGTAAAATTAAAGAACAAGCCAAAAATTTTAGGATTAGATATTTCTACTAAAACTATTGGGTGGGCTCTATTCGATATGACAGGGTCCAAATTATTGGAGTTAACACATTTCTCCCCAAAAATCAAACCTCAACCTGAGGATAAAATTGAAGAATTAATTTTAAAAGCGGAAGCATTTAAGAAACATTTATTGAGTTATAAGGATATTGGTATTACTCGAGTTATTATTGAGGAACCATTATTACAATCAAACAATGTTTATACAATTGGAACGTTATTAAGATATAACACATTGATTCTCAAAGCATGTTATGATGTGTTGGGTATTTTACCAACATTTATATCGACTTATAATTCAAGAAAATTTGCGTTTCCTGATTTAGTGGGTCAAAATGATAAAGGACGTAATGTTTTATTTGGTGGATATCCAAAAGACATAGATAAGAAACATGTTATTTGGGAACATGTAAATGCGGTATGTCCTGATGTTAATTGGTTATATGGTAAGACTGGCAATCTTAAAAAAGAAAATTATGACATGGCCGATGCGGCAACTTGTGTGATTGGTTATGTTAATATGAATAAATTAGAAAAATCCGGCAACTGATATTTTACTTTGTAAAATGTTTAAGGTATATTTATAAAAGAAGACGGGAAGTGTAGAAATACACTTTTGGTTGGTGTCCCTCGGAGGTGGTGTTCCGGGGGATTTTTTTTTCTCATTATTTTTTACTATATTTCTACAGTATGGTAAATCAAGAAATAGACTATTCTCCTGTTATTGAAATTCTAGAAGACATTTTAGGCGATTGTAATTTGCACAACGATTACAAAGGTCAGATATCTTTTGATTGCCCAACATGTTCATATGATATAAAAGGATTAGACCACGGAGACGGTAAAGGTAATTTAGAAGTTAATTACAAATACGGTGTGTATAAATGCTGGGTATGTGCGGAAACACATCAAACACATGGGTCGATACATAAGTTGATTAAAAAATTTGGTAACCCTAAACAATTAAAGAAGTATCTCATTTTAAGACCTGAAGAGAATGAAGATGGAACAAAAAGAGTTTATACACCTGTTAAGTTACCAATAGATTTTATCCCATTCAAAGATGCAAGTATGGGACTTAAAATGACACCACAATATAAACAGGCATTTAATTACATTAAAAAAAGGAATATAACTGATTTAATGTTACAGATGTATAATATAGGATTTTGTTATCAAGGTATATATGAGAATAGAATAATCATTCCATCATATGATGAAGAGAAAAGATTAAACTATTTTATTGCACGTTCTTATTTATCAAAAACTAAATTAAAATATAAAAACCCCGAAGCACAAAAGGAGTTAATTATCTTTAATGAATACTTGGTTAACTGGAATGAAACAATATACATTGTTGAAGGTGCATTCGATAGTATCTTTATTCCAAATTCAATACCATTACTCGGTAAGTTTATGAGTGATAATCTATTCAATAAACTATACACACAAGCAAAAGGAAAAATCATAATAGTTTTAGATCCGGATGCTTGGTATGATGCTGAGAGGTTATACCACAAATTAAATTGTGGTAAATTAATGGGAAGAGTGTTTGCAATAAAATTGGAAGGAAACCAAGATATTGCAGACCTACAAGGAAAATTAGACAATTATAAAATAAAACAATTAGATTAATGAATTTACAAGACATCTCGTTAGAGATAAAAGACGTATTAGACCAGAGAAGAAAGGAATTACAATTATCTTTTATAGAAGAAAAACACATCTACTATATGAAAGATTTAGATGGAAACATAAAATCAAATTTTCCATCTGTTTCAAAGATTATAAAGAAATTTCATAAACCATTTGATGCTGAAGGTATGGCATTAAAAATGTCTAAAGGTGATCCCGAAGGACAAGCACAATTACTTGCCGAATGGAAACAAGCCGGTGATTTGTCTACCAATATGGGTAGTCGTGTTCACTTTGAATTAGAATCGAACCTAATTGATAGATTTGGTAACTACAAAGAAGTTAGACAACCTATTTTCACAATTAATGAAGAACAACAACGTAAGAGTGATAATATGATAGGTGCAGGAAAACAATTCCTCGACTTAATGTTAGAAAGAGGTGCGGTTTTATTAGACACTGAAATTGTATTAGGTGACCCTGAAGAACAGTATACGGGACAACCTGATAAAGTTTGGATTATGATGAATAAAGAAAAAACGGGATTTGGATTTGTAACAACCGATTGGAAAACAAACCAACCCAAAAACTTTGAAGTTCATCATTATACTGGTAAACTTTATCCACCATTCCAAGAATATCATGATAATGCATTAGGTCATTATTATTTACAACTTCCATTATATGGTAGATTATTGTTAAAAATGTTGAAGGGATCTAAGTTTGAAAATACTAAATTATTAGGTAATGTTGTTGTTCTTTTAAAAGATGATGGAACATTCACAGAATATAAAGTACCTCATCAAATCAACAACGCCATTTTAACTATGGATTTATCAAAATATATTAAAAGATGATTAAGAAAATAATACATATTGCCGATTTACATATTCGTACAATTCAAATGCACGATTTATATAAAGAACAGTTTAATAAATTGTTAAAAGAAATCGGTGTTAAATTTTTAGAATGGGCAGATGAAGGTATATCGCACAACGAAATTAGAATTGTTATTGCGGGTGATATCGCACATCAAAAAATTAATATCTCAAATGAGCAATTACTTCTAACAAGTTGGTTCTTGAGAGAATTAACAAATTATGGTAAGGTTGTTATTATTCCAGGTAATCACGATTTCTTGGAAAATAACGTACAACGTTTGGATAGTATCACACCCGTAGTTGAATTATTGAATAATCCGCACATCACATACTTAAAAGATAGTGGTGATTATGTAGATACTGATGGTGGTGTACAATGGGTTGTTTATTCATTATATCAACATAACGTCAGACCTGAATTTACAAAACAAGAAGGGTTGTTAACCGTTGGTTTGTTCCACGGACCAATTATGGGATTGTCAACAGACTTAGGTTATGAGTTTGAAGATGCTTATGACCAATTAAATTTTGTTGATTTGGATTTATTGTTATGTGGAGATATTCATAAAAGACAACAATTCACATTACCTAATGGAGGTAAAGCAATAATGGTAGGTAGTTTAATTCAACAAAACTTTGGTGAAACGGTTAAACATCATGGGTATGGTATTTATGATGTCGAAACTGACGAATATACATTTCATGATTTACCAAATGAACAACCATTTCTTCATTTCTCGATAAATGATATAAAAGACATTGAAAATGAAACTGAAGAGCACCTTAACCTTGGATAAAGAATTCATTCTTTATTGTGAATTAAATAAAATAAAAGACCCGAACAAATTAGCAACGGAAACCTTCAATAGAGGGTTTTCTTTGTTAAAATATGGTGAGACACCTAATGGTAACATAACTACAAAAGAAGTAAAGGTTGAAGTACCTGTTGAGATTATTGTTGAAAAAGAAGTCATCAAAGAAATCATAAAGGAAGTTCCCGTTGAAAAAATTGTAGAGAAAGAAGTTATTGTTGAAAAAGAAATAAAAGTACCATATGAGGTAATAAAAGAAGTTCCTGTTGAAGTCATTAAAGAAGTGATAAAGGAAGTAAAAGTTGAGGTAATCAAAGAAGTGCCGGTAGAAGTACTCAAACAAGGTAAAACAAAGACAGTTACTAAAGAAATTATAAAGGAGGTTCCAGTTGAAGTTATAAAGGAAGTAATCAAAGAAGTACCCGTTGAAAAGATTGTGGAAGTGATAAAAGAGGTTACTGTTGAAAAAATCGTTGAAGTTATTAACACTAAAAAAGTGGATGAATTAACTGAAGAGAATTTAAAATTAAAAAAAGAATTGGGTAATTTAACTAACGCATTAAATAACTTAAACAAGGGTACATTCATGAAGAATAGTAACTTAGGTAGTTTATATGACGAGTAATTTGGTTTTTACAAATAATTTAGGTATATTATAGAAAATTTACATTATGGAAATTATATTATGGGCCTTTATGGCATATGGAATGACTTCAATATTAGTATGGGGGTCAATTTTTGAAAATCAAAGAATATGGATAAAAAAACACTCTAAATTTTTTGGGGACCTAATCAGTTGTACATTATGTACAGGTACTTGGGTTGGTTTTTTTATGTCACTATTTTTAGGTAGTATTTCTACAAAATATTTTGATACTGTTTGGATCATCAATTTATTTTTTGATGGTATGTTCTCTGCTGGTGTAGTTTGGGCAATAAACGCAATCATCGAATTCTTCGAGGAAAGTAGAATTAAATAATACAAATGGCTAGAAAATTTAAATACATTAGAATTAATGGTAAAATTATAATGGACCCATTTGATGATGAGGACATGAGACAGCTTTTTATTACGTTTGCTGAAAAAGTATTAGGGATGAAATTCATTAGCGGAACCCAATATGGAATTGACTTAGTATGTGCTGATGACCCAACATGGGGAGCTGAGGGTGAGAATGCGTCATGGAATGGTGACAGATGGGTTGGTCCACAACAAGATATTTTTAATCTTGGGTTTGGGACACTTAATATGCAAAATTGGAAATGGCATTATGTTGGAATGGGTGAATATTCTGAAAAAAATTATGGTAAGTATTTAAAAATTCATACAGGATTTGAAAAAAATATTTATTTTAGGGTGAATATGCAGCTAGACCAAATTTGTATGGTAGACGCCTCAGTTCTTAGAGACCCAAAAAAAGTTAAATTTGTTTTTAATAAAAAAGTCAGTAATAGTGATGAGGCCGAAGATTGGATATGTGTACCAAAACAATATGTTCGTACATTTAATAAACAACCAAATGGAGAATGGATTGAAAATGGACCATATTGTGGACCCACACAAAAAGAATTAGCGGACATGGAGAAAGAATTTAAACAACAAAGAGTAAACGAAATCATGTTTGCAAAATAAAAAAATTATAATGAACCCATTTATAAAAGTAACGTGGCAAGATGTACCTGAGAATTTTACTCCTGAAAAAATCAGAAGAGTTAAAACATACTTCCAAGAAAAGTATAATTCTAAGAACGTACAAGTCATCACAAAAACATTATCAAATGTTAATCAAACTCGTTTAGAGTCTTTAGAAGCTTCTGATAATATTCTCGACCATCAATATCAAAAGAAATTAATGAAGGATTTCATTAAGGACAATTCTATTGCGGTTAAGTGGGAGTTAGTTGATAGATTAGATAATAAGGTAAACACACAAATAGATAAATTAAATGAAAACAAAGTTAGATACAACAAATGGTTTATTAAGAGAGTCGAGTTTTCTAATTTTTTATCTTTTGGTGACAACAACGTTATTGACTTTAGCGGTCTCGACGGTATTACGGTAATCGAATCTACACCAAAAAACTTTGGAGGTAAATCAACATCATCTGTCGATTTATTAATGTTTTTATTTTTTAACTCCACAACTAAAACTAAAACTAACGGTGAAATCTTTAATAGATTTACAGATAAGGATGAAGTTAGTGTACGAGGTGAAATATCCATCGATGGGGATGATTATGTAATCGAGAGAAAGACATTAAGAAAGAAAAGTAAATCAGGTGAATACACTGTAACCAACAAATTGGAATTCTATAAAAAGAAGGAAGACGGTACAATGGAAAACTTGTCAGGTGAACAAAGAAGAGAAACTGAATCATTCATTGCTTCTGCAATTGGAACAGAGGAAGATTTCTTATCAACCATTTTAACTACCGGATATAATCTCGAAGAACTAATTGAATCTAAACCAACCGCTAGAGGACAAATACTTACTAAATTTTTAGGATTAGAAAGTCTTAAAGCAAAGGAAGAAATTGCTAAAGAAATTTATAATGATTGGAGTAAGAAATTAATTTCAAACACATATAATGTAGTACAACTCGAAACAGATAATCAAACGTATTCGGAAAGTATTGAAAATTCTGAGGAACAAATTAAAACATTAAGTTCATCACTTATAAATTTTGAGAAGGAATTAAAAAGATTAGAAAGTAGAAGAGATGAAATTTTAAGTTCAAGAAATAATGATATTGATAGAGATTTAATCAACACCAATCCAACATTATTACAAAGAGAAATTAACGATTTAAAAACACAAAGAGATGCTAGTCAGTCTAACGCTAATGCTATTACTGTTGTGGAACCTTCAGAATATTATCATGAGGAACAACACAAGGAACTCAGAGGTCAAATGGCGGAGTTACAAGGGATTGAAGTTGCGGGGAAATACGAGAAGAATGAGAAGGAAAAATTAATAAAGAAATTTGAGGAGGGGACGGTTTGTCCAACTTGTAATCGTGCATTAGATGAAGTTGATCATACTGATGAAATTGAAAAGATTAAAAAAGAAATTGAAGATATAGTTAAATCGTTAGAACAAAATCAAATTGCCTTTGATTCATTAAAAGAACAATCGGAAGCATTTGATAGATTAAAAAGTGAGTTTGAAACATACGAAAGAAACAAACTTCGTAAAGAAAGATATGAATTAGAGGTTGAACAAAAACAACTTGAGATTGATACCAAACAATTAAAACTTGATAACTACGAGAATAACAAAAAGAAATTAGAGGAAAATCAAAAGATTGACGCTGAAGTAATTGCTCTTAGAACTAAGATTGAAACTGCAAACGGAGATATTAGACAAACAAATACCAACATTGAAAAACATACCAATAACATCACGAATATGAATGAAAAGATTGGTGTTAACAATGACTTAATTACGAAGATTAAATCTGAAGAAGAATTATTAGGTGTTTTTAAAATATACTTAACTGTATATGGTAAGAATGGAATTTCTAAAATTATTCTTAAGAATATGATTCCATTAATTAATCAAGAATTATATCGACTATTGGTAGATAGCTGCCATTTCATTTTAGAGATGAATATCAATGATAAGAACGAAGTTGAATTCATCATGATAGATACTGAGACTCGAATCGTTAAACCCCTTAATGCAGGTTCTGGTTACGAAAGAACGATATCCTCATTGGCACTTCGTAGTGTATTAACTAAGATATCATCATTACCAAAACCAAATATTGTGGTTATGGATGAAGTGTTTGGAAAAATTGCAGATGAGAACTTAGAAATGGTGGGTGAATTCTTTAAAAAGATTAAGAATTATTTTGAACATATATTTGTTATATCACATAATTCTTTAATACGTAATTGGTCAGATAATCTGATTATGATTAAGAAAGAAGAGAATGTTTCATCAATAGATTTTATCACAACAAAAATTTCTTAATGTCATTTATTTGACATATATTTGTATAACATAAACAAAACTTATATGACACCAAAAGAATTGAAAGATTTCGGTCTTTACGCTAAAGACCACGGGGTTAGTTCATTAGACTTACACCGTTACAACAATAGAGTTGAGAATAGTTTAACACCTTACATTTTAGAGGAGAGACAAATGAACGTTACCGTTATGGATGTGTTTTCACGTTTAATGATGGAACGTATTATTTGGGTTGCTGGTGAGGTAAACGACCACATGTCAGTAGTAACACAGGCACAGTTAATGTTCTTAGATAGTTTAGATAGTACCGACATTACAATGCACATCGATAGTCCAGGTGGTTCGGTTAAATCGGGATTATCTATGGTTGATGTTATGGAGTACATTAATTCAGACATTCGTACAATTAACACAGGTATGGCGGCTTCTATGGGTTCTGTTCTACTTGGAGCAGGGACTAAGGGTAAACGTGGTTCCTTGAGGTTCTCACGTACCATGTTACACCAATCTTCAGGTGGTGCTGGTGGAAACATCCAAGATGCTCGTATTACTTTCCAAGAATGGGAAAAAATCAATGACACCTTATTTGATTTATTAGGTGGTTATTGTGGTAAAACGGCGGAACAAGTTAAATCAGATGCCACGAGAGACCTTTGGTTATCTTCAGATGAAGCTCTAACCTACGGGATTATAGATGAAATTGTGAAGAAGAAGAAATAATGAAAAGGGGCCAAAAGCCCCTTTCTTCATATTTATAATAAAAGTAGATATGAAGATAAATAAAACACACATCCTATTAGTCATAGTGGCTGGTATCGCGTTGTACAGTTTATTTGAAAGTTATTCAATTAAGACTGACGTTGCGGGTTATTACCAAAAGATAGATTCATTACAAAATGAAATAGATTCTGTCGAAAATGAGAATAAAATCCTCGATTCACATATTGCAAACGTTGATAATGAAATCAATAAAGTTGAAGGGGACATTACTAATGTAAATAAAAATATAACAATTATTAAAAATCAAACAAATGAAAAAGTTACTGCTGTTAACGATTATACTATTCACGACCTTCTTAAGTTTTTCGCAGACCGTTACGAAAACAGACTCGATAGTACCGCTAAAAGTACCGACAGCCAAGTTAGTCATTAAGGACTTACTTCAAGGAGATGGTGCTAAGGCCGAATTAGTTGAGGCTAATAAAATGATTGACTTACAAAAAGGTCAAATCGGTATGTACATTCAAAAAGATTCCCTTAAGGAACAAAAGATTGTTAATTTGAATACAATTATTGAGAAGAAAGATCAACAAATAAGTCTTTATGATAATATGACTAAAGATTTACAAAAAGAACTTAAAGTTCAACAATTTAAAACCAAATTTTATAAGGCTGGTTCAATTTTAGGTATTGGTGTTGCAATAATAACAACTAGTTTATATGTCATTAAATAATGAAGAAACTTTTAGATGTTAGACATTTTATTATTTTAATATTAATATTAATTGCAATTGTTGAGTTCATTAATCCGAAGGGTATTATGCCACATCGTGTTAAAATACAAACAGATTCAATACCATATGAGGTTCATGATACGATACCTGTTGATTCGTTAGTTGAGGTGGAAGTTGAGGTTCCTGTACCATATGAAGTTGAAAAAAGAGTTGAAGTACCCGTTATTCAACCTGTGGATACTACAGAAATTATGAAAATATATTTCGCCAAGGTACCACATAGTGAGGTTTTAATGTTACCAAACAATCAAGGTAAAATTACAATAACGGATACAATATCTAAAAATAGTGTTGTGAATCGTAAGTTTATTGCTGACATTAAAAAAATGATAGTAAAAGATACCATTTATACTAAAGAACCGAAGAAAGGACAAGTATTTTTTGGATTTGAAGGTGGATTCAATAAACCTGACGTGGTGTCACATATCGGTACCGGTGTTATTTTTAAAACTAAGGAAGATAAACTTTATCACGTAGGGGTTGGTGTTGCAAATAGATTAACCAGTGAAACAAGTGGTGAATTTAAACCATATGTTAATGGAGGAGTTTATTGGAAAATTAAGGTAAAGAGACAATAAGGATATGAAAACTTTTATTTTATTTATTTTCGGTATGTTCGAAGACCACGAAGATATTGAATATTTTTGTACTGAAATATTATCCGAAACATCTACAATTAATTCGGTTAGATACGTTATTGAAAATTCACAAAATATTATAGTTATTTTTGATTCCGAAAGTGACTATAAAACATTATCCCAAGAGTTATATACTACATTGACTAATGATAATGTTAAATTTTATTTTATATTTGATAGGGACAGTTTAGTAACTGCCCATTTACCTCAAGAAGTTAAAGATTTTATCTTTAAACCTTCAACAGACGCTTCAATGATTAAGATTGAGTATAACAAAAATCCTACTAAAAATATGGATTTAGACGATTTGTTGGACAAAATTGAACAAACAGGGATTGACAGTCTTACCCCTGAGGAAAAAAATTTCCTAGATAATTTTGCAAAGTAAAATATTTTACTTACTTTTATACCACTATCTCAATACACAATTTTAAACATTTATCTATGAAGAAATCGATTATTTCCAACACCGAGGAAATCCAACAGTACATCAAAGACATTCGTAAAATCCCTGTTATTTCACACGAAAGACAAGAAGAAATTTTTACATCTTTGAATAACAAGAAAATTACAAAGGAGGAGAAATTCAAATTACACGAGGAATTAATTGTTGGTAATCTAAGATTCGTAATTTCAGTTGCTAAAACTTATCAAAATCAAGGTATGGATATTATGGATTTAATATCTGAAGGTAATATTGGTTTGATAAAGGCGGCCGAAAGATTCGACCCTACAAGTGGACTTAAGTTTATTTCATATGCAGTTTGGTGGGTTAGACAATCTATTATGGCTTCATTAAATGAATATGCAAGAACAATTAGACTCCCATCAAATTTAATTCAAGAAGCTCAAAAGGCGAAAAAAGACGAGATTACCGATGAAGATAGTTTCTTCATAAACAATAGTGATGAACCAACATCATCAAATTTACCATATTGTGTTGGTTTATATAAAACAATAAACGAGGAAGGTGACCAATTAATCGACATGATTCCCAATAAAAACGTTGAGAGTCCTGATGCTATATTAAATTCACCTGAGGAAATAAAAAAGAAAGTGGCGTTAATGTTAAGTGTTTTAGATGAAAGAGAAAAAACTATCATCGAAAGATACTATGGTTTAACTGGTGTTGAGTCTAACTTAGACGACTTAGGTGAGGAATTTGGATGTACAAAAGAACGTATTAGACAATTACGTGATAAGGCCATTAAAAAACTTAGAAATGAGAGTTTTGGTCTCTTAAACTATTTATAGTTCTATGAGTAATAATTGGTTAAAATATTTGGTTGCCATATCTGCAATATTAATTGCGGGGAGTGCCGCTTATTTTTCTGTAACAGGATTAGGTGTTTTATTTAGTGGTGCTGCAATTGCTGTAATGGTAATGGCAAGTTCATTAGAATTTGCAAAACTTGTAACTGCAACATATTTGAAACAAAAGTGGGATGAAATTAAAGGATTTAATAAATGGTATTTAGCATTTGCGGTTACCGTATTAATGTTAATCACATCTGCCGGTATTTTTGGATACCTCTCAAATGCATTCCAACAACAAAATTTAAAACTTAATCAAGTTCAAAGAGAAATTTCTGTTTGGGAAAATAAAATAAAAGGTAACAATGACCAAATTGCAACTATTACCACACAACTAAATGGTTTACAATCTAACCAAGGTACTATTTTAGAAAAAGGTAAAGTTAATAGTAGATTGTTAAGATCTGTAGATAACAGAGATAAACAAGTTAATAAACTAACTGATAAGATAAACGTTTTACAAGATTCAATTATTGCGTACAACGGAAAAATTAATGAAATAAAAAATAACAACATTGACATCGAAAGGGAAGTTGGTGGATTTAGATTTGTTGCAGAATCTTTTGGTGTTGAACTAAATTCAGTTGTTAAATTCTTTATCATATTAATTGTAATCGTTTTTGACCCGTTAGCAATTGCGTTAGTAATAGCTTTTAACCAATTGGTAATGGTTAAGAAAAAAGAGGAAGAAGAAATTCCATCTAAACCAGAAGAACTAAAAGATTTTGTTGATGAGACAACAAGATTACATCTAAGTGAAGATGATTTAAAGAAAATCGAAGAGGCTTTATTAAATCCACCGTTACCAAATGAAAAATTAAAAGAGGCGGCACAAAGATATTCTAATGAAGTAAGAGAAAAACATACTCACATTGATGATTTTATTGTTCAACCAACACAAGAAGAAAGACATCAGATTTTAACTGAGATGATGAAGAATGACCAAGAGATGGGTTTATATGATGAACCATTTGATAACCCAATGATTAAGGATGAAGTTATTACTGAGAGTCAAGGAGATGATTTAAAAACTATCCTTTCAAAAATGGATGAAGAATTAAAATTACAAGAAGAGGAATATGATGATGATATTTCAGATTGGGATTCTACTTTAATGGATGGTTTAGAAGAAGAGGAACCGTTCTTTACTGAAGAAGAATTAGAAAGTATTTTCCAAGAAGAACCTACAGAAGAGGAAATTGAACAAAATTTTTCCACTATAGAACCAAATTCTGAAAATATTTTCCAAGAAGAATTTGTAATACCTGTTGATGAGGCGGTTGATAACGAACCCGAATTTATAATCGAGGGTACGCAACTTACGGATGACATGTTAAAGATTTTGGAAGATGCACAATCTGAATCGTTCGGTGAAGACCCAACAACATCTTTTAGTGATGAATTTATTGAAGACGCAATTGACGAGTTTAACCAAGAATCATTAGAAGAAGAATTGGAAGAGGAGATATTTCAACCGATAATAACACCTGAAGAAGTTGATAAAAACGGAATTGACGTTAAACAACTTAATGAGGCGTTAGATGAAGTAAATAAAGAAATTGACGAGACATCACCAATAAAAGGTGATGAAAAAAAAAACTAATTCCAGAGGTACCTACCAAATCAACAGAATTAATAGAAGAGGAGGTAGTTCAGGACTTAAAGTTACCAGAATCGTCTAGTGAACAATTATATTGGGAAACCGATGACGTTTATCCAAACCAAGTAATATACGATTTGGAAAAAAATAAAGTTATCATTCCATCATCTGATGAGGATATAACAAAGGATTAATTAAATGAAATGTTGGTTATACATAATATAGATACGTTAGAGACATCCAACCTCAACATTATTAGAAAAAAATCTAAAAAAACACAAATTTTCCTTTACGATACCCAAAGAAGGGCGGACGATTTCGTCAATAAAATAAAGTATAGACGAAACGGTAAATATGAGGATGTACCGCACTTCTTAATATCCAAATTGGGTATGGTCTATCAATTATTTGATACTGACTTTAGTTCAAACACCTTTAATGATTCTAAAAACGATAGGAAAATGATTAAAATTGCCATCGAGAATTTAGGTTGGTTAAATAAAAATACTATCACCGGTGTCCTTAATAATTGGATTGGTGACCCATATAGGTCAGAACCACATATTCGTAATTGGAGAAACTACTTTTATTGGGATAAGTACAATGAGGACCAAATGACCTCATTATCTCAATTATGTGATATGTTATGTGACAAACATGACATTTTTAAACAAACAGTACCATCTCAAGGATATATGGAAAATATATCTAATTTCAAGGGGATTGTATGTAAATCCAACTTTTCAAGTATTTATACAGATATAAACCCTTCGTTTAATTTTAGAATATTTTTTAACAATGCAAAAGAAACCAATGACAGGATATGATGAGACTAAGATGATGTTGAATACATTAAGAAGACTTAATGAATCAAAAAACCCATCAAATGTCCTTAGAGAACAATCACAAGAACAAAGAATTAGTAACGATACATCTACATTTCCAAGTAACGATGTTCCAACATCAAATGAAAAGGATAACCTAATGGTTATTAATGACGTTGAAGTAAAATTACTTTCAAACGATGAATTGGATTTAAAATTAATGGATGACCAAAAGAATTCAATCTCAGGTATAATTGATAATTTTAAACAACAGGTATCCCAAATAGTTGAATTTGAACCAGGTTTTACAATTTCTCAAGAACAAATTAGATTGGACGGAGTTTTAACCGATGACGATATTAGTTTTGTGTTAATTGCTGGTGAAGAAGGTGGATTATACATTAATGCGGATATGTTAAAATTGGATTCTGAAGTTATGGTGGTTATGGATAAATTGGCGAAATTTGAACCATCGTTTAAAACTGCTATGGAACCATTAATAAGTCAAAGAAACAATAACTAATAATGGCAATCAGTAACGAAGATAAAAAAGAAATAGAAAGAATCACCAAGAAAGAAATCAAAGATTTCATGGATTCGACTCAAGCACATAGAATCGTTGTTAAAATGATACAGGATGAGTTAGGTTCAAGAAAAATGGATGATAAAATTGTTGATTTATCAACTAAGGTGGTTGTTGAATTATTTAAAACCCTATGGCAAAGAAAGTCATTTTGGGAATCTGCATTAAAGAACGTTAGATAATGGAAAAAATGATTAAACCCGATATTGAGGGTGAAATGGATGAATTCCAAAGGTTATCGCAAGATTTAAGAAGAGACGAGAAAATTGATATCTCAGTCGAGGAACTTGTACGTGCTTTTGATGGATTGAAGGAACAAACACTTACAGATGATGTTTGGCCTAAATTAGAAAACACAGAATCAAACGAAATTGAGAAGGGAGATATTGAGGCGGTTAATGACATTGCGAGAATGTATAACAAAACAAATCCAAAGAAGTTAATGAGGTCCATCGAATCTGGTGACTATAAAAGACCTCTTATTTTAAAAATGGGTGATAGATATATTCTTATTGCGGGAAATACAAGATTATGTACCGCAGCGGCAATGGGTGTTAATCCAAAAGTTTTTATTGGTGAAATTGGAGAAGAAGTTGATGTTAAAGATTTAATTAATAAGGCTCATAAAGATATTACAAGAACTAAAGGTAAAGAATATGCTCCAGACCATAACGAGATTCAAAAGTGGATTGACGATAAATCGGAGGTTTCAGAATCTGAAGAATTAAAAGGTGGAGTGTCAGATAATAAGACGTTAATACAGTTAGCAAAGAAACACGATGCTAAAGGTTATTACCATATTGATAACATGGTTCAATCTCTAAAGAAAGAGTTGAAAATGGGTATTAAAATCGAATTAGAACATACTGACGATGAGGATAAGGCTAAAGAAATTGCTATGGATCATTTATGGGAAAATCCGAGTTACTATTCAAGACTTAAAAAGTCAGAAATAGAAGAGGCCAAAAAGGAAATAAATGAAAAATGTTGGAAGGGATACACTCAAAAAGGTATGAAAACAATGTTTGGTAAGAGATACCCTAATTGTGTCAAAAAAGAAACGAACGAAGCTTCGAGTCCGGCTCAACAAGCGGCAATTGCAATTAATATGAAGAAAAGAGGTATTGAACCTAAAGAAGAAGTTACTGGAAATAAAGAAATAGATAAAAATTTAGATAATAATGAACAAGATATGGTTTATGGTATTGTTGACATTATTAAAAAAATTAAGAATAAAGATAATAGATTGTCAGTTGCAAATGACATGATTAAAAAATTCAAAGAAGAAGACATAAAGTTTGACTATAATGAATTTTTAAACATGTGTGGTTGTAACGAAAAGAGTGAAACTAAAGAACAAACCACCGCATCATCCTCCGGTTCTGTGGAAGGACCCGTTTTTAGTGATGTTGTTTTAAAAAGAGATATTCGTAAGTTTCACAATTCCAATTTAAAGGAACAACAAGAAGAAATGGGTGAAGCAACGGATGCATCATCTTCAGGTGGATATGACGTACCATTATTTGGTTCAACACCTAAAGGACGTAAAAATCCTTTAAAAATTAGTGGACCTGATAGTATCTATAAAGGTAGAGCTGTAAAAGATAAGAATTTCCCTAAATGGGGAGGTCCTGGTGGTGTTTTTGTTAAGGTAAAAGAGAAATGTAAAAAGTTCCCTTATTGTAATCAAGGTAACACAGGGGCATTAGAATTCATCAAAGAAGACGAGGAATTAAAACAAGCAATAACAGAAACCTCAAAAAAATACGGAATTCCATATAATGAAATGGAAAAAATCGTATTAAATGAGATAAGTAAGATATTTATTTAGTATGAAAATAACAGAATTAAATGCCATCATTGAAAATGTGGTTTCTAATGAAGTAAGAAAGATTATACTTTCTGAATCCGAAGAATCAAAAAAAGAAGTATTTCACATTAAATGTGAAGGTGAACCTATTAGTACCCACGATTCAAAAGAGGAAGCTGAAAGTCATTTAGATATTTATAAAAAAGACCATCCAGGTAAACAATTTATCATTGAAAAGGGAGTGTATGAATCTCACGGTGATATGATAGATAAGTTAGACGAAATGGGTCAACAATTAGAAGAAAAAGAAAATACAAATATGGAAAATCAAGAACCAATGGAAGGGAACCAATTCTCAGGTGCTTTATTAAAGGCTAAAGAAAACGGTGATGAAACATTTACAGTTGATGGTAAAGAATATAAAGTTGAAGAATGTTGGCAACAAATGGAAGAAGAGGAAATAAGAGAAGAGGAAGAATGCCAAGAATGTGGTGATGGTTATATGAAAGAAGAAGAACCAAAAGAAGGTAAGAAAATTACACAATTATTAACAAAATCAGTTAATGAGAATGCAATGAAGTGTGATGAATGTGGTAATATGTTAAACGAAGAGGGTTCTTGCAATGAGTGTGGAGGTAAGATGTACGAATCTAAAACAAAAAAATTACGTTTGAAAGAATCTGAATTAATTAGTTTAATTACTAAGATGGTTAACGAATCAATTCCAGGTTTAGAAGCCGCAAAAAATTCACATAGAGAAAGTGGTAAAGAAAATAACCAACATTTATCAGATGTTGATAAGAAAATGAAAGATTATTTATCATTTGATGGTAATGATAATCCTGAGTTTCCAAAGGCTATAGGTAAGGGTGAAAAAGTTGCAAGAGAAAACACGCCAGAGCAAGAAGACGAAATTAAAAAGAATTTTGCAGGTTTAGAAAATTTAGATTACGATATTGAACCATCTGAACAATTTAAGAAAAGATTAAAGATGGCAATCGAAGGAGATAAATTAATGGGTAATGCTCCAACAACAGAAAAAACTGATGTTAAACCATCTAATGGTGCTAAATTAGGAGAAGAACCGAAAGATAAAGACGGTAACAGTATACCAACACCTGAAACCGCTAAGAAGATAGAAAAACAAGTAAAAGATAGATCCGAAGATAAAAAAGAAAGAGTTGTTTATACTAAAGAAGCAGTTCCCGTTAATGAATCAAAAGTAAAATTCTCTAATATTCTTGAAGAAGAAATTAAGAAGATGAAAGACATGGCGAACTATAACAAAAATACTCAGTAATTCTTCTTTTTATTTTCATTTATCCTTATATTTGACATTATAGGAATATGGAAAATAGAGAAGGTTATTTAGAGTTTATACATTCGGATAGTTACAAGAATCAAATAGATGTTTGGTATCGTGCTTATAATATTAGTCGAGAAAAAACTGAACTATTTTACGATTTCCTTTCCTCATTATATGAATTAATAGACGAGACCTATCTTGGGTCAGATGTCGTCTATTTAGAAGAAACCCAAAGAGAACACTTTACGTGGTGTTGGGATAAAATTGTGGATAACTTTAGTAGAGAAAAGATATTCTTCAAAGAAAGAGGAAACTACTATGAGTATTTTTGGAATTTCTTTTTAGAAGCGTTCTATTTCAATAAGTTAGACGAGAAACCAATTAGAATTAAAGATTATTTCATCACTTTATTCAACTTCAAACACAGAAAAACAAGGTCAGAGTTAGATATGTTAACTGAAATTTACAAATTGTTTGACCAAAACTTGAAAAAGTAAAATTTATTCCGTATATTCGTATTAAAAACTGAAATAATATGGAAACCTTAAAGAAAATCAAGGACCTAGTAGAGAAGATGTCAGTTGATACCCAAAAGGTATATGATAAAGGAAATCGCAGTGCATCTATTCGAGCAAGGAAATATGCACAGGAAATAAAAATCCTTATTGCGACATACCGTAAGGACATCTTAGAAGAAATGAAAAGACATGATGGAGCAAATTAAATTATTTTTACTTGTGTTGAGTTGTCTTTTTATGATAAAGACATTAATTGAGTTTGTTGTAAAATTAACGCAAGAAAATCCTGAACCCATGACTTTTAGTAATGTTGAGAAGACGTTACAATTAATTTCATTATCATACATAATAACATACATTTTAATTTAACAACGTGTTTGAATCAATAAAATCATTAAGACCACATTTTCATTCTTTAAGAGAAATTGAAGGTAATGTGAGTTTGGATATTAAGTTACCACTAAATTGGAGATATGACGATATTGCCAAACCTTACAGGTCGATTAAAGTAAAGGTGCAAGATAAGAATGAAAAATTCACATTAGTATCTCTAATCTCAAATGGAACACAAGATGGATATGATGTGGTATTTGCATGTGCTTTAGAAATATTACAAGTCAATAAAGACGAAGAAGAAAAACAAAAACTATTCCAACAAAAAGTAAAAGAACTACAGGAATTATTTAAGAAAGAATCATTAGATAAATTAAAAGATATTAATCTACTTAACGATTATGGACAAGAAATTACAGCAGGGGATGGAGTGGTTGAACAAGGAGATGGAGAAGGACAAGACGGAGATTCAGAACCACAAAATGAAGATGATTGAAGAGATAAAAAAAATCGACAAATCAAAAATGTTCGAAGAAAAACCAAAAAATAAAGTATCTATAATAGATAAAATGTTAAAGATATTAGGTTATGGAAAAAAAGGGTGATTTATTAAATCAATTGGCAATCATATCAGATTTATTGGAGAAAGTAAATGCGGATTTAGAATCCCAAACTATAATTTTAGAATTAGAACAAAAAGAATTTGACCGAGTTTTTAAATTAATACAAAAGAAATACGGAAAGACCACAGACACACCAAAGGATACTTTTACAATTAACTTAGGTGTTGTGAATATTATTTTTAATACGAGTAGTGTCTAAATAATTCGGATTTTTTATATCCTTTAGCCTCTAACATAGCGTATAACATTTTTCTTTGTTGTGTTGATACGTCTTTTATAAACAAGAAATTGTTTATTTTTCTACTAAGTAAATCATTTTTTACAATTTCAAAAAGTCTTTCGGTGTCGATAACGTTTTTACAACTAAAATATCTCACCTTATCTTCCACTTGTACAAACATTTTACTATTAAGGGTGAAGATTTGTGCGGACTCAGTAATCGGTAAGATATGTGACATCATTTCGTCATAATAAATTCTCTTACCATTTTCGTGGTCATAAACCTTTTCCTCTATCCAATATGGGATAATTTCTTTTATTCTAAATTTTTCATCGGCTAAAATTGCCTTTTGATTTCTCCCTAAACTATCTTTAACCCATACTTGGTCAGACCATCTGTTGTTGGGTAGTATTAGTGCTAATTCGTGTATTAATTCTTGTCTCCTCTTACCCCCTTGTAATTTTACAAATAAGGGTTTCTTTTGAGATTTAAATTCTCTCCAATGTTCATAAACAGTATCTTTCTTCATACATTTATAAACAACCTTCACTCTTTTTTTATTTTCAAATAATACTATAGTATACTTTGGATTGGGTGGGTTTTTCATAAAAATTTAGAAATTAACGAGTATAAACCATACGCACCCAATAATGTCCATATGATCATAGTAATCACAACAGCCTTGGTTGTTGAGTTTATTATTTGTGTTAGTTCTTCTTTCGAACTACCGTCTTTTTGTTTACATTTTGTACATGACATAATTAAAATATAAGTAAAAAATAACTATTTATCAATATGAAGCTAATAAATATTTTAAAAAGTATGAAAGTAGGTGAGTCATTAAGCGAGTCAAAACTACCTGATGGTGGTGACTGTTTTGATGCTGCGTACAATTATATAATTGAACATGGACCAAATAATCCTAATTTAAAATTGGTTCATAGTTTTGTTTCAGGACAAGGAAAACTTTCAGGTAAGAGATATGCACACGCGTGGTGCGAAGATGATGAGTTTGTTATCGACACCTCAAACGGAAACAACTTTAAAGTAATTAAAATGCTTTATTATGCTATCGGTAATATTAACCCTAATCAAGGAAAATATTATGATTACAACGAAACCATTCGTATTTCAACAGAACAGGGGAATAAAGGACCTTGGGATATTGAAAACAAGGTATATGACGAAAAATTTAACCCAAAGACGGGTTTTTATGATTAGTATTTTTTTTTCTCGGTTTTTTTAGTTATATTTTATCTATAACATATAAAATAAACACATGATAAGTTACATCGGAGGTAAAGCTCGCATCGGTAAGTGGATTAAAGAATATATTCCACAGGACATTGAAACATATGTCGAAGGATTTTCAGGAATGTTTTGGGTATTCTTTAATATGGATTTAGAAAACTACCCCAATTTAAAAACCGTTGTTTATAATGACTATAATAAGTTGAATTACAACTTAATGAAGTGGACTAAACAATATGATGTTTTATGGGAAGCGTTATCCCAATACCCATGTCAACAATTAGGGGTGGTAGACACACCACCAGAATATGCTCAAATGTTTAATCAATACCAAACAGAATTATTTGATGATAATTTGGTTATCAATGATGAGAATGGTTTAGAAATTGCTTGTAAGTATGTTTATGTTTTAGGTCAAGTATTTTCAGGATCCAAACCTGAAACCGCATCATATATGGATTACAAAGGAAAATATAGATGTAAGGTGTTAGTCTTTATGGATAAATTAAAAAATCCAAAGTTCAGACAACATTTTGATAAAATTACATTTGTTGAGAATATGGATTTCCAAGATGTTGTTGTAAAGTACGATTCCCCAACAACATATTTCTATATGGACCCTCCATATTGGAAAACTGAAAACTATTATTCGAATCATGATTTCGATGTGAATGACCACGTTAGATTGGCGGATTGTATAAAAGGAATTCAAGGTAAATTTAGTTTATCTTATTATGATTTTCCACAATTATCTGAATGGTTTCCAAGAGAACAATATCGTTGGGAACAAAAAGGTTTTAGTAAGGCTGCGTCAACTAAAAAAGAAAAAAACGTAGGAACTGAAATTTTAATTATGAATTATTAAAAATAGAACATGGAAACAAATTGGTACTTGGTAAAAGTTCTACCAGGAAAAGAAAGAACATTAGCTGAAGAATTTAATAAACACATTACGTTAGGTAAAATGAATAACATCAGTAGATTCGTTTGTCCAACGGAAAAAAACTTTGTAGTTGTAAAAAACAAAAAAGTTTTAAGAGAAAAAGTTTTATATAGTGGTTATCTTTATTTTGAAGCAAATAAAAAACTAAATGAAGACGAGTTAAAAACTCTATCTCTATTACCTAATATTATGGGTATGGGAGGAAGTAGAATACCAATCGAATTAAGAGAGAGTGATGTGAGAAGAATATTGAAAGATGAAGTTCTTGAACAACATGTCGATTCAAAAAGATTAAAATATGTTATTGGTGAACAAGTAATGGTTATTGAAGGACCATTCAATACATTTGAAGGTGTAATATCAGATATTAAAGGAGAGAAGGTGGATGTCGAAATAAAAATATTTGGTAGAAACACTGCAGTTGAGTTAACTTTAAATCAAATATCAAAAATTTAATGGAGTTTTCACCTGAAGTATTAATATATCTACAGACAGTTAAAAATTACTTCAAAACAAACGAAGAGGCAAGAGAGTATTTTATCTCTAACGTTGATGAAGAATTATTTTACCAACACTTATGTGAAATATCTGAAAAAAATTTCAAGAAAGATGGAGAAGTAATGTTAACAAAAGAACAATTTGAATTGTTACGAAAAACATTAACAGCAATCGAAATTTCAGTAAAAGAAATTCCCGAAGAAACTCCAAATCCAGAAGAAAACATTTTTATTGATATGAGAGGTTATGGGAAAATATGTCTCAACTAGCTTCATTTTCTAACAATTTTTTTCTATTATTATAACATGCCAATATTACCAACAAATTATCCGTTATATGATACGGTATATGGAAGTGAGATACCTACCGAGCAATACTTTGTTATTCTTTTCGATAGATTACCATCTAAGTTTGTTAATAACTTAAGTTATGACCCAAAGATTAGAGAATTTTTAAATGGTTTAGGGTTTGTTGAGGATGTAAACGTTTTCTCTTCAAATAGAAGATATGATTTATCTTCACAATCATTATTCGTTAATAAAGAAAAAACAATAATGATTAGAGTAACTGGTAATGTTACAAAAGATAAGGACCCATTGGTTCAACTTGACATTGTTTATGATTTCAATAATGGTAAATTAGAGGAACAATTACCAATGTTAGAAATAAAAACTTTTGAACGAATAAAAAAGAAATCAAACATACAACTTGTTAAAAGTGAACATGGACACTTAGACACGGAGGAGTATGATTTATATGTACCACCGATGGAGTTGGAATTAAACTACGGTGAAACATTTTCTAAAGTACATGAGGTGGTTGTTGATAAATTAAATCAAAATAACGGTAAGGGTATTATTCTTTTACATGGAGATCCTGGCACAGGAAAAACTTCCTATTTAAAATATCTAACAACATTAATTAAAGAAAAAGATATTTTATTTATCCCACCATCAATGGCGGAAATGTTATCTGACCCATCAATTATTCCATTTTTGATGGACCATAAAAACTCAATTCTTATTATTGAAGATGCAGAACGTGTCATTGCTGATAGAGAGGGTAACGGTTCACCTGCTGGAGTATCTAATATACTTAACTTAACTGATGGTATTTTAGGGGACTGTTTGAGTATTCAGATAGTTGCCACTTTTAATATGAAAAGAGAAAAGATTGACCAAGCTCTACTCAGAAAAGGTCGTCTAATTGCTGAACATAAGTTTAGTAAATTAACATCTGATGAATCTAATAAACTTTTAAAACATTTAGGAAAAGACCACGAAGTTTCAGAATCAATGAGTTTGGCGGATATATATAATATAGATGTTGAATTATTCAAATCAACAAATAAAACTAAAATAGGATTTTAAACAAAAAAAATATGGAAAACGTAACAGCAGATAGAGTAAAAGAATTACAATTAGAAGGTAAAAAAGTCTTAGTTGACTTTTGGGCGAAATGGTGTGGTCCTTGCAAATCATTGGTACCTCGTTTAGAAGCAATTGAAAATCAATATCCGAATGTAACATTTGTTAAGGTAGACGTTGATGAAAATACGGACATGGCTCTTGAAATGGGTATCCGATCAGTCCCAACCGTTATAATTTATGATGGTGAGACACTAATAAATCGTTCTTCAGGAGCTAATGTTGATAGCTTCTATAAGGATATATTGAATACATTATAATTTATGGCAAACGTTATCGTCTTTACTTTAAAAGGTTGCGGACATTGCACTGAACTTAAAAAGGAATTAAATGAATTAGAAATTCCATATAGTGAAATTGAGATATCCGAAAATGAAAAAATTTGGAACCAAGTAGTAAAACAGACTGGACATAATTCATTACCGACAGTCTTTATTGGTCTAAAAGATAATGAAAACGGACCCGTATTTGTTCCTGGAAGAGATTTTAAGGATAAAAATGAGATAATTAACATTATAAAAGGATTTCTATAAAATAAAAAAGGGATTTAATCCCTTTTTTTTATGCTAAGAAGTAGAATAAAAGTATTTATGTAAAAGACTTTACTTTTACATGGCATTACAACAAATAAATTGGCTTCAAATTGACACCGCAAATGTACCTTCGGGTTCTATTGTAGATTTGGGTGCCATATCGGGTTCTCTACATGCGGTTTACGCAGACAATCTTTATATTTCAGGACAAACACTCTCTCAAGTAATTTCTGAGTCAGGTACCGCCGATTTAAATTTATATACCGCATCCTTAAAAAATGCAATTGAGACCACTGGTTCTAATTTAACAGTAAAAGGTAATTTATTAGTAAAGGGTACCACAACATCGGTAAATTCTACAACAGTTGCTATTGGTGATAACATAATTGAATTAAATGGTACTGAGGCATCTTTTGGTGGTTTATTGGTTAAAGACCCAACATCACCAAATACAATATCAGGTTCTTTATTATGGGACACCACATTAGATAAGTGGGTTGCAGGTCCATTAGGTTCGGAGGATACTGTCATTTTACAACAAGATTTAACAAATTTATCAAGCTCGATAAAAGAAACTATTGATGATATTGGTATTTGGAGAGAAACTGGTTCATTTTACGCAACTTCCCACGATTTACAAGTGACAGGTTCCCTTACAATAAAGGGAGATTTATTAGTTGAAGGAAAAACAACATTAGTTCAAAAGTTAGACCCAACTATGGAGTCTTTAGTGGTTTCGGGGGCAATGAGTATTGTACAAAATCAAATAAACGCACAGGTTGTAAGGGCTTCGGTTACTATTCAAAATTTGGGAACTATGGCGGATAGGTTCAATAATTCAATAATTGACTGCGGGGATGGTTTTTTCTAATTAAAAATAAAGTATTTATATAAATAAAAGAAACACATATAAAACATGGCACAAATAATTAAACACAGGAGAGGTTCGGTCTCAGCACTAAAAGATGTTACAGCAAACATTGGTGAATTGGTTATGGCCACCGGTTCAATCGGTGACTTTAATGGTCCAATCGTATTTGTTGGTGACACGGCGGTTGCTGGTGGATACAAACCAGTATCTAAAATATACCAAGGGACTACGGCACCAACAATTAGTGTTGGTTCACACGGTTCAACAATGGACGGGATACCTTTCTATTCTACAAATGATAAGACATTATACATTTTAGATAAATCGGGTAATAACGACATCGACCTTACAGGTAATATTGAAGGTAATACCATTTCAGGTGTAACAATCACTTCATTAACAGGTTCTACTGCGTACATTGCTAATCTTTCAGGTTCATTCACCGGTAGTGGTATTGGACTTTATGACATTCCAGCAAGTGGAATCACAGGTTTGGAATTAAATAGAATCGCAAGTGGTAGTGCAACTGCATCCATCTCACCAAATAATGGTTTAAGGATTAATGTAAAAACCGAAGTTACTGGTTCTTTAACTGTTTCAGGTAACACATACACAAATGGAGATGTTTACATTTCGGGTAACACATCACAAACAGGCTCAATTGATTTAACGGGAGATATCACATTAGGTGGTAACATCACAATCGGTAATCAAACAACTGATATTATCCAATTTGGTGGTGAAGTTAGTTCTTCAATTTTACCAATAGTACACAATGCGTTTGATTTAGGTTCACCAGAAAAAAACTGGAGAAATTTACATGTTAGTGGAACTGCATATATTGACATATTAGAAGCTCAACAAGTTAACTTTAACGACTTAGGAATCTTAACTGATTTAACAGTAAGTGGTAGTACATATTTGGGTAATGGTGGAGACATCACAGTAGTTAGTGGTTCATTATTCAATGACCAATTAACTAATAACAGAGTTGTTATTGTTGGTGTTGATGGTTTATTAGAAGATGATTCTAATTTTACATTCGATGGTACCACATTACAAGTAGGTGCCGGTTGGTTTGGTGTAGATACTGATGGAGATATTAGAACATCAGGTTCGTTACTTGTAACAAGTACATCTGAATTTAAAGATGCAGTTGGAGTTAACTCAACATTAGATGTTACTGGTTCAGCAACTTTAAAATCAACTTTAGAAGTTAAAGGGGCAACAGGATTAAATTCAACATTAGATGTGACAGGTTCTACAGTGTTGAAAGATACATTACAAGTTAAAGGTGCAACAGGATTAAATTCAACATTAGATGTGACAGGTTCTACAGTATTAAAATCAACATTACAAGTTGATAGTACTTCAGAATTGAAAGGTGCTGTTGGAATAAATTCAACATTAGATGTTACAGGTTCTGCTCAATTTAAAAATACTATTAATGTAGATGGTGAGGCAACATTATCTTCAGCAACTGTTGAAGATTTAACACAAGACAGAATTGTAACAGTTGGTGCTGGTGGGTCATTAATTGATAGTTCAGGATTTACTTATAACGGAACTGTTTTCAAAATAGGAAATGGTAATTTTGAAGTAGATACAAATGATGGTGATATTAGAACATCTGGTTCATTAACAGTTGAGGGTGGACAAACAATCAACGGAGATGTAACAGTAAATGGTGTTTTAACTGTTACAGGAAATACACAATTACAATCAAATCTATATGTTTCAGGTAATTTGGAAGTATTAGGTTCGGCAACAAATGTTACAATCCAAGCACAAACAGTTGAGATTGATGACAATATTATCAGAATGAATGCATATTCTCCTTTCTTAAGATATGCAGGTTTTGAAGTTATCGATTCAGGTTCAAGTGGGGTTTCTGCATCTATGTTGTGGGATTCACAAAATGACTATTGGATGTTTGTTTCATCAAGTGGAGAGTCTAGTAAATTTGTTGGAACAACTCCAGGAACTTATGGTTCTGAAGTTAGTTTAACAACAGGAACATTCCCAATTGCGAGTGGAAATAATACAATTGGTGATAGTTTATTAACATATGACGGAACAACATTAGCATTCAACACAAATAAATTTACAGTTGATTCAGGAAATGGTGACACTGCAATTTCAGGTAACGTTACTTTAAGTTATTCAGGAGGAACCGATTCAGGAACATTATCATCAACAGTTGTGTTTAGAAATAGTTCTAATGTTTTAGGTTATGTAAGTTCTACAGACACACAAAATGTAACAACACAATTATTGGGTTATAATGATTCAACAGGAGTGTTAGAATTCTCATCAGTAATTGATGGAGGTGGTTATTAAACTTATAAAATATAAAAAACTAAAGGAGGTCTAAAAAACCTCCTTTTTTTATGTGTTTAATCCAAACTTTATTGTATTTATAGTTAAGACCTATATAGGTCTTAATTAACCGTGGTATATACCACATTACATACAGAGGGAACATATATATGTCACAAATAGTAAAACTGCGTAGGAGTAGTGTATCTGGTCAAAAACCAACTAACTCAAATTTACAATTAGGGGAATTAGCGTTAAATACTACCGATGGTAAGGTTTATATGTCTAAATCAGGTTCTCTCGGACCATCAGTTGAAGAATTAATCTCAACTAACACGGTTAATACAGGTTCAGTTAATATTAGTGGTAGTATTAATTTGACAGGGTCATTGACTACTACCGAAACACTTTCAGGTAGTATGTTACATATTGTATCAGGTTTTCAACCACAAATACAATTAAAAAACACAACAACAGGTAGAGAATATCATATAGGTACTGGTGGTCAAGGTTTACTTACCATTCATGATGGTGACAACAACCCAATCGCACACTTTAGTACATCTTCTGTACATTTTCAAGTAGACGTAGAAGTTACGGGAAGTGTAAGTGCAACTGAATTTACAGGTAGTGGTTTAGGATTAATTAATGTACCGTTCCACATTAGTGGTTCAGATATTAGTGGAAACACATATAACAAAACATTTACGAAATTACAATTCGATGATAGTACTGGTTTAAATGTAAATGAAACTGACCCAGGGACCGCATTTATATCAATCGGTTCTCACTTTAAAGATATTTTTGTTTCAGGTTCGCCAATATTAAGTGCGACTGGTTCTGATGCTTTTGAAATCATACCATTAGGTGGAATTGAAGTATCAACATCCATTACCGATACGAATAGTAATGGATATGTTAAAGAATTAACAATCAGCACTACCAATTTATCATCATCAATAAATGATAGAATTGACATTGTTACTGGTTCGATAGATAGTTTAAATAATTTTTCTTCTAGTGTTGTATTAACATCACAAACAGGATCAATGACTGTTTTAAGTGCATCATATGCAGTAACTGCGGCATTTGCACTTAATGCGGGTGGAAGTAGTGGAGTTGCTATTGGTGCATATCAAAAAATAGAACAAACAGTTGCGGCATCAACATGGAGTTTTGTACATAATATTGGACAAAGATATCCAATATTCCAAGTGTTCAATACTAACGGTGATGTTATTATACCAACACAAATCAGAACAATAGATGAGAATCAAGCTGAAATTATTTTCTCAAGTGCTCAAAGTGGTACTGCAATTGCCTCTCTTGGTGGAGGTAACGGTGCTACAGAACAATTTAGTGCAAGTACATTATGGACAGTTGACCACAATTTAGGAACAGATTATCCTGATGTAACAGTTTGGGATTCTAATAAAAATATTGTTTTTCCAAATAGAATTGAATCTGTAACATCAAATCAAATTAAGATTTATTTTAGTGTTCCTGTTGCAGGTCACGTTAGCGTATCAAGAGGTGGGCATATATTGTCAGGTTCGGTAACTTGGGGTTCATTATCAGGTAAACCATCTGGTTTGGTTTCGGGTTCATCTCAATTAACATCATCATATGATACAAGATATGTTTTAAGTGGAAGTATAACACAAACAACTTGGGATAATATTGCAAATAAACCCGGAGGTTTAATATCAGGTTCGATACAGGTTAACATTGCCGATACAACAGGTTATTCAACTTTAAGTAGCTCAATTGCAACAATTAACACAAATCAAGATAATAAAATATCTTCACTTGAAACCGCAAGTGGAAGTATTAGAACTGATTTCAATTCGTTTACTTCATCATACACAACAGTATCGGGGTCATTAGATAGTCGTTTAGATGTATTAGAGGCATATAGCGGTTCACAATTAGTACCATCATCCTCAATGTCATTTAGAACATTACAGACAGATGTGTACTGTAAAAATTTGTCAGGCACTCAAATAAATAAGGGTACTGTTGTTAGAATTACAGGTGCGGTTGGTGATAATCCTTTAATCGGTGTTGCTTCTCTTTTAACTGAAGGACAGTCGGCCAATACATTAGGTATTGCAACTGAAAATATTCCAAACGATGGTTTTGGTTTAGTAATTACTGAAGGTGTTTTAACAGGTGTTAACACCGATGGAATGACTGCAGGTCAATTACTATTTTTAGGTGCAAATGGAACATTTACAACATCATATCCTGTTCCCCCAAATCACGGAGTTAGACTGGGTGAAGTATTAAGAGTACAACAAAACAATGGCTCAATATATGTTCGTATAGATAACGGTTCGGAATTAGGTGAAGCACACGACGTTCTTGATTCAACAACAAGTACATCATATGGTGACTTATTAGTAAAAAGCGGAAGTGTTTGGATTAATAGTAGAAGTTTAAATGGTAATTATGCGGTTACAGGTAGTTTAACTATCACACAAAATTTAACGGTATTAGGTTCGTCATCAATCACATACGTTACCGCGTCTCAGTTGGCGATTAGTTCGTCAGTTATATCGGTTAACGTGTTTGAGCCGGTTGAAAGATTCGGAGGATTAAAAGTATATGATAGTGGTAGCTCAAATGCGACTGCATCATTGTTATGGGATAGTTTACATAACCATTGGATTTATCAAAATGTAAGTGGAAGTAACTACTCAGGTGGTATGTTAATATCCGGACCAAGAAATACAGGTTCATTGGGTGACGAACCAACATTAACAAGCGGAAGAATAGTTAAATCTGTTGGTGGAGACCACATTGATAATTCAATAATAATTGAAAGTGGAACAACTATCACTGTTGAAGGTAGTCTTAGTGCAAATTCATTAACTGGTTCAATTAATTTTAATAATTTAACAAATATACCTACATTGGTTTCAGGTAGTGAACAATTAACAGGTTCTTATGATACAAGATATGTTCTTAGTGGAAGCATAACACAAACCACTTGGGATAATATTGCAAGTAAACCTGACGGTATTATAAGTGGAAGTTCACAAATTGTTGAATTAGGTTTCTTAGAAACAAGTTCATTCAATACAATGTCATCATCAATCAATACGAGAGTTGGGACATTAGAAACAAGTGATTATAATCAAGATGCTAAATTATCTTCGTTAATTAATAAAACAGGTAGTTATGCAACAACAGGTAGTAATTCATTTATCGGCAATCAAAATATAAATGGTAACTTATCGGTAACAGGTAGTGTTGTTATTTCAGGTTCATTAGATTTATCAAATGCAAATATTGATAATTCAAGATACCTACACACACAAACAATAGGTTCGATATCATGGACAATATATCATAATTTAAATTACAATTATCCAAATGTAACTGTATATGATTCGGACAATAAAGTTATGTTACCTGCAGATGTTACATCTATAGATGCAAATACAACCGTAGTTACATTTGCAACTTATGAAAGTGGACATGCTTTAGTTTCTGTGGGAGGTATATCAACAGGAACTGCAGATAGATTCCTATTTACCGCAACACCGGCAACAGGTTCGTGGGTAATTGATCATAACTTAGGTTACAAATATGTTAATATTGATGTTTATGATGAAAATGACGAACAGTTAATTCCACAAAAAGTAACTGCAGTTTCAATTAATAGAACACAAATTGATTTTATTACACCAACATCAGGTAATGCAATTATAACAATCGGTGGAGCACGTTCAACATCGTTATTTACTCAAAATGGTTCATTCTATAGTACAACAAACAACATTGGAATTACAGGTTCGTTGGTTGTAACTGGTGAAGTTGACGCCGCAAACTTTAACACAACTTCTGATAAGAAATTAAAAACAGATTTGGTTAGAATTGAAGGTGCATTAGATAAGATTGAAAAATTAAATGGTTATACATTTAATTGGTTAGAAGAATATAGTGAAGATAAGACTAGACAAATTGGTATGATTGCCGATGAAGTTTATGAAGTACAACCTGAATTAATATCTAACAGAACAATTATGTTAGGTGGAAAAGAGGAAGAAATAAAATTATTAGATTATTCTAAAGTAACTGCTTTGTTAATTGAAGCAATTAAAGAATTAAATGATAAAGTGACAAAAATAGAAAATAAAAGAAAGAAAAAATGAGAATAGACGGACCTCAAATTACAGGTAGTTTTACTTTAAACGGAGACGGTGTTGCCGATTTAGATGTTTTAGTAACCACGTCATCATTTAATATGATGACAGCTTCAATGGCAACAACTGCCAGTAACATTTTTATTGGAACTCAAACACATAGTGGGTCAATAGTACCATCAGTTAATAATACATATGACTTAGGTTCACCGACACATCAATTTCGTCACGTCTATATTTCAACAGGTTCATTATATATTGATGGGACAAAAGTTTTAGGTTCAACAAGTTCTGAATTACAAATAACAACAGATGTTGGGCAATCTTTTAAAGTATTAGAAACGGGTGCCGACACAATTACATTACAAAGTAACGATGGAAATGTTACATTAACATCAACAGGTGGTGGGGATATTATTATGGACCCAAGTACCGGTGTTATTGGTTTAAAAGGAACTGTAACAATTTATACGGGAAATAAAATCACATCAAGTGATGGTAACTTAATACAATTTGGTAATGGTATTGCAATCACGGGAAGTATTGTTGCAACAGGAACTAATTTAATATCAGGCTCATCACAAGTGTTAAACGGCAGTGGTGTTTGGAGTGGTAGTGCACAATTACCAGGAGGCATTGTATCAAGTTCTTCACAAGTAACAAATTACGGATTTGCAACAACTGGAAGTAACAACTTCATTGGAACACAAACAATAACAGGTTCACTTTATATAAGTTCCGATTTAGTTGTTCAAGGTTCATCATCACTTCAAAATATAACAGCATCTGCGGTAAACATTGGTACAAATATTATAAATTTAAACACCGATAATCCTGCAATTAGATTTGCGGGATTAAGTATTTTTGACAGTGGTTCGATTGGTGGTTCTGGTTCTTTTTTATATGATGCGGTACAGGACGAATTTATTTTCGTACATAGAGGTGATGGTGCTAATATAACATCATCTGTTGTGTTAATGGGTCCTCAGACATATAATAATGTTGGTAATGAAACATACCCAACAACAAATAGAATATTAAAAAGTACAGGTAATGAACATATTGGTGATAGTATTATAAGTGAGACCGGTGGTGGAATTGGTATTAATGGTAATCTATCTATCACTGGTAGTATTGTTGCATCGGGTACAAGTTTAGTTTCTAGTTCCGCACAAGTATTAAACGGAACAACAATTCATTCAGGATCTTTCTTTAATGGTATAACTGTTGTATCAGGTTCTGCACAAGTTGATGTGATGTCAACAACAAACATTACAAGACTTGCAACAACAGGTTCAAATACATTTACAAGTGGACAAATAATAAGTAGTTCATTATCGATGCCAATTGAATTATGGCATGCTGACGGTAATGGTATTCGTTTTAGAAACGCAGATGCGTTTGGTAAAAGATGGGATTTGGTTTCTAGTGGTAACAATTTTGTACTAAATGAAACGGGAGTTAGTGGAAGACTATTTGTTAGTTCAAGTGGGTTTTTCGGATTTAATACAAACTCACCAACAGAAATGTTACATGTTTCTGGTTCTTCAGCGGCAATTGCAATTAAGGTTGAAAGTGGTAGTAGCCATGCCGCCTTTTTAGAGGCAAGTGCGTATACAGGTTCAGTTAGAACTAGAGTACAATCAAATACAACTATGGGATTTGTTGGAACATTAACAAGTCACCCATTTGATGTTTTCGCGGGTAATTCGTTTTCAACTAGATACAATACTAATGGAAATGTAAATGTTGGATATCAGGGAGACCAAGGTGCTAAATTATATGTTCAGGCAAATCAAGCATCATATGCTGCATACATTGAACAAACAGGTGGTGCAACAAGTTCTTATGGTGGTTTAAGAGTAACTACAAATAGTACCGGTGTTTATAGTTTAAGAATTGATAATGCGGGAACTGAAATTTTCTCAGTAAAAGGTAGTGGAGTATCTTATGTTCAAAATTCATTAGGTGTCGGATATAGTGACCCACAATATAGTTTACAAGTTAACGGATCAATTGGTTTAAGAGCAAATAGTCAAAATATTAAAGCAATAAC